CGGATCATCCCACCGCTCCAAATAGGGAATAGCGTCCATGCATTCCAACTCGACGTTTCGTATTCGCTCAGCCATGGCCACTATTCGCGTGTCCACAATACGTGCCCATGTTACCGCACGAGAGGTCTTACGCGGGGAAGAGGGTCCGTAACCCCCGGTGAGTGCCCCGGAAAATGATTGACAGCTACGCACAACGAATCGCCGCGCTAGCTCCAGGTCGTCGATATCCGCGGTGTCGAGAACGCTTGCGTAGTATTCCGCCTTCGAATAGGGAGTGAGCCGCAGACGCTCGACTAGTTCGTCTGGACGTTCACGCAACACTTTCCAGAACGTAAACACAGCGCGGTCGAGATCGTTAATGGACTCCACGTGTACTGGGGGTTTACGCATGAGCACTGCCGCGGATCCGGCAAACGGCTCCACATAGTGTCTATGCGAGTCCCCCAAAAGCTCGATGATTCGGGGAGCCAACCGCATCTTCCCACCGAAGTATGGGAGAGTTTTTGTCATAGTCCACATCCAAAAGAAAAGGGAGACCCCGGGATAGTACCCGGGGCCGTATCCTCACCATCCCTAAATCCCCACCATGTCGCGGACAAGTGCCTCCGCCTTCTCCAGGCGTTTCGCGGCAGTTTCCGCGTACCGCTCGTCAAGCTCCACACCAACAGCGCAACGTCCCGCTAAGACGGCAGCCACGAGGGTCGACCCGCTACCCGCGAACGGGTCTAAGACGACTTCCCCGACCAAGGAGGACGACTCCACGAGGGTACGCATAAGCGGGACCGGCTTTTCCGTGGGGTGTTTGTTCACGTTCCTGCCGTTCGGTCGCGGAAACGTGAGCACGGACTCCGCGCGGAGTCGTGCGGACAGTCGGCCGCCCCCTGCCTTGCGGTCCGCGGCGGAGGGCGTATATACGCCGAACGTGATCCGCTCCCATGACGGTCCCCACGGTGCGTCCAGCGCTCCGAGACCAATCCTCGCCTTGTTCCAAATCAGTTCCGATGTCCCGCCAAGCTTGCACGGCCCCGCCAAGGCGTCCGGGGGGTAGCCGAAAACGTAGATGTGCCGACGTGGCCGAAGCGTGCGGACGACAATCTCTCCCAGAACCTCCGGGACATCTAGCGACCCATCGTCCCCGGCAATCGGGTCGAACTTCTCCTCGCGGCGTCCCGACTGCCAGCGGACACCGTAAGGAGGGTCCGTGACCAAGAGGTCCGCAGACTCGCGCGGAAGCTCCGCGCACACGTCACGACAGTCCCCCACGTAAAGAGTGGCGTGGTCGCTTTGGAAATAAGGCCTTATCACATCCACCTCATCTCTGTAGTACCAACACACCACAAACGACCCCGGGCGTTAGTACCCGGGGCCGATCGGTGACGACTAGTTACTAGCGGCCACCGCTTCCACCACGTGAGCAGCAGGAGCGGTGGCGGTCCACAGAACGTACTCGTCCGTACTGCCCACGACTTCCGCCGTGTGGTTGCCGGACAGTCCCGGTTCCCCGTGCGGAACGTGGACCAAAAACCGGATACGGTCCCGCGAAACATGGCCTACGACCTGGCACCTAAGTCCGTGGTACGTAAACCACGTACCAGGGACCACAGCCTGGCGATCGTACGCCACGGCCGGACGGCCGAGACGAGCCCTCGAGGGACGAATAGGCGGCCTCGTGCGGTGACGCGCACGGTTCTCCTGGTAGTGCTTCGGGTGAGCGTCCCGCACGTGACGCTCGAACTCCTCCCACGACGCGAACGGGAGGTCGCACCGCGGCCTGCGTCCCCACGGGACGTCCAACGCCTCTGGAGTTTCCAACTGCAGCCTGCAGTGTGCGCGAAACGTCTCGATGCTCATCTGTCCTCCACGTAACTTCGTGTGTACGAAGCTCACACTACCACGCTGCACCGTCCGACACAAACACAGAACAGGACAAGAGCCCCGGGACAGTTCCCGGGGCTCGTAACGTGCGGGGCTAGTCGACGTGCCGCCACGTAGTCCGCTGAACCACGTGACGCGCCGCACGCTCACTGATGCCGAACGCCCTAGCGAGAGACGACAGTCGTGCACCAGCGGCATGGGCAGCGCGCAGCGCGCGAACCTTATCCGCGGTGAGCAGCGCTGCAGGATTGCGCTCCCCCGCACTCGGAGGAAGGTCAACCTGAGACATGGTAGGTGTGCTCATCAGCTGTCTCCCCACAGTTCCTTCAGCGCACGTTCGGTGCGCGCGTAGATCTCTTCACGCTTCTTGTCAGTCTTACGCCGCACTCGGCTCAGCGCGTTCTGGACACGATGCACCGCGGACTTAACGCGGCTACGGCTAAGCGTCAGAGACTCGCCTTGCGTGCGCTGTACAGCGTCGCGCAACGCGCCGAGGAGCCCCGTGAGGTGTGCGCGCATGTCCCGCTCTTGGTCCAGCTCCGCCTCAAGGAGCTCGGCACGCTCGCGCAGGTAGATGATTTCGCGACCGTGCTCAACACAATCGGCGGAACGTGCGTGCGCCTCAGCGATATCGCGCTGAGCCTGGTTGGTCGCGGCAGCCCAGTTAGCCTGCCAGTGGTCCACGCCCTCGAGCGCGCGAGCGTAACGCTCCTCGAGCCGATTCAGATGCTGCAGGATGTGGCGCGGCACATCCGGAGCGTCCTGGAGCGCTTCCCGGATGGGAGCGAACTCGCGAGCAGCGCTCTGAGCGTGGTGGTTGTTCGCGGTCATATGTGCCTCCTTGAGAGTGGCTTACGTCCCGTCTGCGGAACTACCTCCAATATACACGTCCGCGACCGGACACACAAGGACGTGTACCCGGGACAGTACTAAGACCATCCCGGGTACGGTCGCCACTACGACGCTGCTCCCAGAACTCGGAGAACCGGGCGACGGTAGCTCACCTGCCGACCAGCCATGTCGCCGCTCTTAGGCACAAAAGACACATTCTCCAGTACGAGGTCACACTTCGCGGGACCACCAACCGCTTCCAGCTCCTCCTGATAGATGTGCAGATAGGTGAGAAAATCCCAGCTAGCGGAGTGGAATCTGAATTCGCCGAGCTCCGGATCGTTAACCAACCGGAACCGGACCTGCACATCCGGCTTGGGACCGCGACCGGCTTTCGCCGCGGCTTTGCGCTCAGCCAGTAGTTCAGGGCATCCGCACGGCTGGCCACGGCGATCCTCGTCGAGGAACGTGACCCCGTCGCACTCGTGGATACGAACGCCTCCGAGACCCCACAGAACCAGGCGAGCGGAAATCGCTTCCGGACCGGAGATGATCACGGGCAGCGTGTCAGTCTCGGTAAGGACCTCAAGGCTGTCTTCCTTGGTGGTCTCCCATTCGGAGACCTCACCACCGAACGCGTTCGCCACGGCGTTGGCAACATCAGGGTCACCGGTGGTGAAACGCCACGTGGACAGACTCACCGGGCGACCATTGACCATTTTCCCGGAACGAACGCGGCCAACCACGTCGTCCGGGAACGTCACCCGCTTCTTAGGGGCAGCATTGGGGTCAGTTTCGAAAATGCGGACCTTCATTTGGCTCCTTACCTATTCGAGGTCGTCTTCGGCTTCTTCTTCTTCGTCTTCCCGAATACCAAGCAGTTCAGCGATCAGCTCCTCCATAGGAGTGATCCCGTGAAACACCACCTCGCGCGCGAGTTCAATAGTCTCCTCCCGTCCGAGAAACGGGACCGCGGCAGACAGAACCTGCAGACGCGCCACGGCCACGGCAGCACGCTCCATGTCATACCTAGCGGACTGTGACATGTGCTCAAATGACATCTTCTTGTTCTCCTAAGTCCGCCTCTGAGTCCCGGTCAGCAGTCGACCACCAGTCGCCAGCGGGGAGCCCAGCACTGCCCTCGACTCTTCCCGCTGCCACTCGAGAGCCTCACGAAGAGCCAGGAACACCTGATGCATGTCGGCATCTACCCGGACCGGAACAAGCGACCAACGTTCCGCGGTCACGTGCAGGACAGCTCCACCATCTACGCGAGGCATGTCCCGGGACGTACCGTCCGCGCTGATCAGTCGGTCAGCGTACGCGTACGCGCTCAGCTGCAGCGCAACAGTCGGATACACGTCCCTAGAGGTCTTCCAGTCCACGATGATCAGGTGCGGGGTCCCTGATCTGTCCGGGGTCGGGGTACGGTCCGGAGCCAGCCAGACGCGCAGAAGCGCATCGAAACTCCCGGCATACCGATACCTGTCCGACCATACAACGTCCTCAGCGGCCACCAGCTCAGGGCACACCGTGTCCAGGAACTCCGCGAAATGGTCCCGGTACGGAACCAAATCCTGCTCGACGTAGCGCGGCGACTCTCCCCTGAGCATACGCTCAAACAGGTCGTGGGCCTTGCTGCCCAACTCGGCACGTGCCTGTGTGTACCGTCGCGGTGCGGCTTTGAGCAGGTCCACCGCGGCAGCGGGATCTGTTTGGACCAGCCCCTGCACTGTGTGCCAGTTCTCCACCGCGAATTCCGCCACCAGCTTCGCGGCCCACGGGGGAAGAAAAGGCTTATCTAACATACTGATAACCGACGTTACACCTGGGACCTTAACACCGGTATCGGGATCCACATACCAGCGTGCTCCCCCTCGTGTGAGGGTTCGGATCGCCATTGTTCTCCCTTCGGATCTAACTATCTATCTAGTATTGCGTGTCCCCAGCGCGGAAGCGCGCGGACGGTGAGGGAGGAATTTTCTGGCTGGCGCAGTCGAGGTGGGGTGAGCGCGGAGGGTGTCGGCGTGACTTACACGGAGTAGGGGATGGGGAGCAAGGGTGACGAATGACGAAATGAACCCTAGTTCTGGTTTAACTTATAAGTGCGTTCTTTATAGGGCAATCCAGATCCAGCGTTCGTTTCGTCATTCGTCACCCCTCCACAGAGAAACCCCGCTGTCCGCGTACGGACAAAGCCGCTCCTACCTCGCGTTACTACGCCGAGTCGCCACCGCAGCACGCACAGCGCTAGGCCACGCGCTGTCTGTACCGCGTCACCCTGTCGCCGAGCGTAGTCGAGTGTGCGCACAAGAAAAGGGCCCTGCGGCTGGATCCACAGGGCCCTTCACTAATACTGTCACACCTCGACTGCGGGACGATACTGCTCCCCACACTGCGTACACGCCACGGTCCGCGCGTTCAGCAGCGTACGGGACAGCCACAGTGGACGTTCCGGAATGCAGCCACACACTGCTTTCGGGCGGCTGTTGCGACTGCGTGGGGAACGTTCCGTTCCGGTACCCCGTTCCGGCTTGGCGTTCCGTTCCGGAATGGCGTTCTCCCATTCGCCGCGTCCTACGGCAGCCTCCTGCAAGTAAGTCTCCCATTCTCCGGTCTCGGTGGGGAGCTTCATGTCCGCGTACCCCACGTCGTGAGGAGGGTTGCCNCCACGCCATTCCAGTCCCAGGTGTTCCGCGAGTGTCCTGAACCGCGCATTGTGGTACCTACCGCGCTTCGAGGTGTCCGCTACGCCGAGCGCGTGGGCTAGCGCGTGCGCTGCTTCGTGGGCGACTCGACACACCACCTCACGCGGGTGATGCGCTAGCGCGGTGGGGAGCGCTTGTAGTGCGTGAGTGTCGCCGAGTGAGGGCGTGTACCTCAGCCACGCGCGCGTGCGGCCGATGGTGGGGACCACGTTCACGGTGACAGCGGGCAGTCGGGGTTCTCTTTCCCGCAACAGGTCCCATATGCGGCGTAGGGTACGTGCCGTGATGTGCCCTTGGCTCGTCTGTGTGTTTGTCATGTGAGTACCTCCTATTCCGGTGTGGGATGAGGGCCCCGGGCACTACTTCCCGGGGCCGATGTCGGTGTTATGCCGGAACGGCCGCGGCTAGTTGGCGAGCGTCGCGGAGCACGTTCCGTCCCCAGCGGTCCGTGCGGCCGTAGCGGGCTCCGATTTCCGCTCCGGTGAGTGTAGCGCCGTTCCGGAGTTGTTCCGCGACCCACTCAACGGCGGAACGGCGTTCCGCGCTGTGTGGCGGTGTCACGGTCACCGGAACGGTCGTGGGGGATCCCACCTCGACTACCGGAACGCGGACGTTCCGTTCCTCGTCCTCCTGCTGTTCCGTCTTCCGTTCCTGTTCCGTCTTCCGTTCCTGTTCCGTCTTCCGCTCTTCGTTCCGCTGCTGTTCCTCGTTCAGTTCCGGGCTCTGTTCCCCGTTCCGTTCCTCGTCCCGCTCTACGCTCCGTTCCTCATTCCGTTCCTCATTCCGTTCCGCCTTCCGCTCTTCGTTCCGCTGCTGTTCCGTTCCTCGTTCCGCCTTCCGCTGCTGTTCCGCCTTGTTCCGCCTGCCTGCAGCAAGTGCCACCGAAGCCACCACTACCAGGCCATCCACCGACAGCGGCAGCAGGACCGCTACAAGCTCCGACTCCCCGTACTGGATCAGGAGCCCGCGCATGTGACCGTAGGAGACTACGGCCGCGGCCAGTGCGACGAGGAAGGCTCCTATCCACTCGACTGCGGACAGCAGTCCGCGCGGACGTTGCCCACGGACCATCATTTCCGCAACCAACAGCAGTGCTACCGGTGCCCATGCCGCAAACAGCATGGCACCGATGTCCGTTCCGCTGTTGTTCCGTTCCGCGGCGTGAGCCACGTTCGCGGCGATGCTGGCTCCTGCGCCGAGTAGGAACGCTGTCCAGGGGATGGCGTTGGATCTCGGTTTTCCGTTCACTCGAGGCTTCCGTTCCGTTCCGCTACTTACATTCCACTACTTCCGTTCCGCTGGCGGTCCGGGACTTCCGTTCCGTTCCGCCAGCGTACCGTGTTCCGTTCCGCTACTTCCGGTCCGCCGCTCGGAGGCCGTGTTCCGTGGCTTCCACGTGGACCTTTCCGTTCTTCCGGAACGCCCGCAACATTCCGCGCTCTAGGAGTGCAGTGATCTGGTGGGCGGTGACCCCTGCAGCGCGGTATGCGCTGGGCGACATGTGGAGCGATCCGTTCTCAACGATGTAGCGCAGTGCGTTCCGCTGCTGCTCCGAGAGCGCGCGGGCATTGAGTCGGTGTCCGCGACGCACTGCTTCCGCGGCCTGTTCCGGGGTTGTGTAGCGCATCGACAAATATCCCACTCCCAGCAGGTAGGCCCGCCACGGCCGAGCGGGGTTGTCGCCCCGCCATGACACCAGGCCGATGATCTCGGGGCCGTTCTCACTGAGGACTACCCGCTCCGGACGGAACGGACGTGCGTTCTGTGCGGTCATGATGCCTCCCTGTACGTCTAGTGGTGTGCGTTGTGGTACCACTATATCACATTGATCAGTACTGCGCAATCAATGGGGTAGAAAAAGGATGGTCACCGGGAAAACCCGCTGACCATCCACTATCTAGTCGCCGTACACCAGCGCGTCTACCGCCGCGTGAAGCTCTGGGATGTCCCGGTCGTTGTTCAGTACGACGTCCGCACGCTCCACTGGGATGCCGGTCTCTGAGGCATGGGAGTTCGCAGGCCCCACGCCAGGGCGACGGACCCACACTAGGGTAAACCCTCGACTTCGCAGGGCGTGGGCCTCGTTGTGGTACCGGACATCCGTTACCACAACAGGGCCGCGAAGCGCATCCAGTCGACGTAGCGCGTGCTCTACCCACACCGACTCGCCTAGCGCGGTGCGTACTCCCTCGCCTAGGCCCTGAAGGAGCTCGCGCACTTCGGGGAATTGCCGTTTCGCCGTATCCCAGCCCTGCGCCGCGACTGCTTCCCGTATCCGCAGCCCATCCCTCGTGACGAGGGGGTTGATGCTCAACAGTACGTCGCGTATCGGATCCGCGAACGCCACGCGTGCGAATCCGTGGCGTACCAGGTGATCAGCGACAGTGTCTTTGCCGCTGCCTGCATATCCAATGAGGCCGATTTTCGTCCTGTGCACGTCACCTCCCGGTGTAGGACCTATAGGTTATTACAGGTCCCTACACCGGGAAGCGCGCGTAGCTATTCGCTCTCGTTATCGTTGTTCCGCGAAGTGTCCTTGGCGTTGTCCCAACCAAGCACCAACGCGATCAACGCCATCAGACCGCCAACCAGCGCATCGTTGGTCTCGATCCCTGCGAGCCCGGGAACGACCACTCCCAGCAGCGTCAGCACTGCCAGAATGACGGCGCGTGCGCGCACCGGGTTACGCAGTTGCTCCACAATATGGCGCATAGATCATCCCCCTTCAGTCACGGGTTGTTAGTGCATGCTCTGTAGCGTGCACTATTTGCCACTCTCGCACCGCGGCGACCTCACCGCGTAGGTAGTGGACATCTTCCGCCACCGCGTCCACTCGCGCATGTAGTGCGGCGATGGCTTCGCGGGTTGCTTCCCCCTCACGGGTTGCAGTACGGCCCGATTTGCGCGCGGTCATGTACGCGGGACCTGCGGTAATCGCTGCTGCCAAGATGGCCGCGGTCCCTGCGATCAGCTCCGGTCCCATGCTGATCACGTCTCCCACACCTGGCATGTAGCCTTGGCGCTACGCAGGGGTACCGGAGTGGGGCCGTAGTGNACGACGCGGACACGTGCCACGTGGCTCACAGACAGCCGCTCGGCGATAGCGTAGGTCATGTGGTGGTCCCCACCGCCATGCCGAGTGGTGTGAATAGGCCCGGCCATCGTCTGGGTCACCGACGTGGGCAGTCGAGCGCTCATTGCGGCCCGTGTCTGCGGCCCGTACACCCCGTCTGCGTCGATCCCTTGAGCATGCTGGAATGCCACCAGTCCGGCCGTAGTGTTCGCGCCCCACACACCATCCGCACCGTCCGGACCGACCGAGTAGCCGAGCGCGATCAGCGCTTCTTGGATTTGCCGCACCGCTGGTCCCGTCGCGCCTTGGCGGTACACACCGGAGGGGAGTGTGTAGCTGTCTCTGCGGTAATGACTGACCCGCATTTGGACTTCGCAACCCTCAGGCAGTGCCTTACCGTCTAGAACCACGCTAGCGGAAAGTACGTAATGTGCCGGGCCCTTGACCACGTCGCGGTAGGTTCCGGTTTTACCTGACGTCCGGGTAAATGGAATGGTGGTCCATTTCCCGGGCTCGAGGATCAGTTCCTCGTCTCGCGTAAACCACACAAATTCAGGCATGTCATCCCCCACACTGCTGTACACCGGGCGAACATAACCGTAAGCGGCGGACGCGGAACGGGTTTTCTTGTAAACCCCATCGCCGTTCCAATAATTACCACCCCACGAGCCGTACGTATTACCGCCGATCGTGGTCACCGTGCTCCCATTGACCGCGACTACGATTTCGACGTGCGTGCCGCCATTGGGGCCGTACATGGCCAAATCGCCTACCTTGGGAGTAGAATAGAACCGTCCGCGACTGCGTCCCCATTCCACCTGCTGCAGACAAGACGCGGTGAGGGGGAAGTCTTCATTCGGCCTCCCGCCTGCCTGCAGGAACACCCAACAGGTAAACGTCGCGCACCATGGTTGGCCCTGCGACCATTCGAGCCCAGGGACCGCGGGGGAGTACTTTTGGATGTTGTTTCCGGTCTCGCGATACCCCAACTCCCCGTGCGCGATCTCGACTACGCGATTGACATCCATAACAACCATCCTTACGTGCCGGGTACTTGAAGGGCAATCCAGTCAATCCACGTGGCCACGGTGGTGTACCGGGCCGCATAAATGGTAAACCCGTTCACCGATTTGGCAGAGTAGCCCACGGTGATGAACGTACCTGGGACCGTGGTGCGCGGAGTCAATAGCACCATGGGGGTCTCCGTGAAGAACCCACTCGGAAACGTGATCGTGGCAGTACCACGGAAATAATCAGACACTGGCTCGTTAAACTGAATAAGCACCTCACCAGCGAGAATTTTGGGAGACAATTTCTCCGCGGTGATCAGCTCGCCAGCCTTCCACATATACATGCGGTCCCCACCTCCTATAGCCCAACAATCGCGCCGCGGAACAGTCGAATCTCCGTTCCCGCCGTGTGGGATTTACGGATCCCGTTAGTAGCGCGCTGCACCGTGAACGTCTGCGTGGTGCCAGTCCCGGAAATCGAGGTCACGCGCACCAGCTCCCCACCAACGAGCATGTCTACGGGGAACGCCTGTGGTTCTTCTTCCGTGGTCACCCAGCGCGGTCCCCGAGTGGTGCGCACCGTGAACGTGGTCTGCGTGGCGTTCACGTCCGCGTCCAGCTCCGCACCTGCAGTATCGGCACGACACTGATCCTGTGGGCCCACGTCCCCATCCGGGTCAGCGATCACGCCGACGAGCAGCGGTCCACCGGATGAAGCATTAAACGTCACTTCCCACGTATGCGGACCGAGACGTTCCTCGTAGCCCTCGATCTGCAGTTCGATGGGTTCGGGCGGGAGCCACGGTGGTGGGTTAATAATCTGCAGTGCATCCCCTGAATCGCGAACGGCCACGATGTCGACGAGGCCAGGGTTACGCGCGAGATTGATCGTGACCGTGGGGTATCGGGCATCGTCCCACGTGCCCAGGTGCAGTCGCCAGCTTGCCAGATCCCACAGCTGACGCTCATGCGCCGCGTGCAACGTCTCGGACTGCTCGTAGCGTCCTACGCCCAGTGGAGGCGGTTGCACTGAGAGCGCACCTTCCTCCAGCACCGCGCGATACTCGGTCCCCCTAGGCATACTTACGGTCACGTCGTTGGCTAGCCGCTGGTCATCCTCAATCGGCTCCCACGGCTCGCTGATGTGCCCCGCACTGTAGTCGAGCACCACGGACACCGCGGTGTCGGTACGCGCTTGGCCACTGAATACAACCCCACCTCGTGCCACGCACGTGCCGTGTTTACGCGCGGTGGCAAACTCCCCTGCGGTCATGCCGCCGAGTGCACTCCCACGGCCGTGGTGGAGCACCTCGACGAGGTGGGATCCCACATGCAGTCCGCCGAGCGCGTCCGTGGCCGCGGTGCGAAAACCCGCAACCGCAGTGCCGCCCGCCGTGAAACGGCCCACGGCCGCACCTTGCGGTACCGCGTACCCGGACGCGTGCCCACCGAAGCTCAGACCGCCAGACGCTGTCGCACCAGCTCGGCGTGCCTCAGCGTGACCATCCATGGTCAGCCAGTGCAGTGCCCACGCCCAGCGTGGCGGTGGTGCGGGGCCGAGTGGACCGTCATCGGCAACAGCCACGTGAGATACCCACAACGATGGTGGGTATCCCTGGCCGCGGTGAAGCCGAAGCGCGAGATCGATCGCGGACCACGTTTCAGGCCCAGCAATACCGTCAACGGGCAGCCCGTAGTCAGCCTGAAACGCTTGGACCGCGGCAGTAGTCTCCCCACCGTAGTCACCGTCCGCACCGAACTGTGGCAGCGGGTACCCCAGTTCGAGCAGGGCTTCCTGCATGGCGGTGATTTCCGTATCCCCGCGCGAAGCATCCGACTGGCCAGGGAGCAGGAGGATACCGCGGCGGTAGCGGTACCCGGTCAGCACCAACTGGTCATGGAACGTGTAACCATCCCAGCGGTGGATCCGTGTACGGTCACCCGCAGCGTTCGTCACCCGCGACTCGAAGAAAGTGCTTCCATCGGTGTGGAATTCGACGAGCCACCACTGACTGATGGGGACCGCGTTACCTGTCTCTTCTGACCAGTTAATCGATGTTGCAGCCAGATCGTCAGGCTGGAGCCGAGTCCCGATGTTGCCGGACGCGGTCTCGTGGACCACCCATCCCATTCCCGCGGTGGGGAAATGCGCCACCCAGCGCACCTCGTTAATCCCGTACCCTGCTGCCTGCAGTCCCGGTGCCCACAGGTAGAACCTTGCCCACCATGGGCCCGACGAGGGCAGCGGGACGATCAACCGCGGAGTGTTACCGCGGTGGTGGCCTGAGTCGATGCGGATTGTGTTCAGGTCATGGACAGTACGGGTGTTGTCGTACACCGCTCGGCCGCCCACCGGTGGGTCCGCACTCTCAATGGTGACCTGAAGGCTGGTAGACGAGGTAGCGGCTAGGGATGCGTTGGTGGGGACCTCGTTAAGCGGCCCGTACAAACGGTTTTGGACCAGCACCATGGTCCCCCCTTCCCACTACGGATTGTCGGCGTAAATATGTAGCGTCGTCACCTCCAGCGTTCCCGGACTGGAGAACGTCTCCGGACTCTCCAAGGTTAGGTAGCCCAGAAACGTGGTGTTGTCCCATAGACCCACGTAGTAGACCGTGGTGTCCCCAGGAACGTTAAACGTGACCGGGCTGGATGTCTCTACGATGCCGTCGCTCGCGGAGCCCCACGTGATGCTTTGCCTCGTGTAGCCACCGCCGCTCACCTCGTTGCTGCCATTCGACCCCGGGTCACCGGTGTGCAAGCTAGCCGTTCCGGCGTGCGCTACCGCGCCCTCGAGCGCGTAGTTAAAAAACGCGTCAGTAAACATCAGTCCTCCTCCAACAGTGCCCCACGGTTGTAGCGGGAACGCAGTGTACGGTAAACCAACTGCGCGGACTCGCGATCCTCATACAGCACACCACCATCCACCGCGGCCGCCTGCTGGATCAGCTCCAGCGGAACAGTGGGCTCCTGTGGGCCCACGGGTTGGGTGTCATCCAGGTCTCCGATGCCGCGGAACGGGATCCCCGCTTCTGCGCATACCCGTTCGATGCGGCGACCCGCGGCTTCTCCTGCGTGACCGCGAAACGCGGACATTAGTTCCCCCAGATCGGGGCCGTTGCCGTTCCATACGGCAATGTGCCCCAATCCAGCGTGTGTGGCGATCTGATCATTGGGAACCCACCAGTTGTATGCCACCGCGGTGATGGGGCGCAGCGGCACGTTATCCTGCACACTCCGCAACAGCTGCCCATCGCGGTAGACCCGCACTATTACGTTGCTCCCCGACTGTGATACCGCAAGGCGGTACATGTGGGGAGTCTCCGTGAACGACTCAGGGTCCGAGAAGCCACCGATGATGCTCACCACGGAACTCGCGGTAGCTCCCAGCGTGTAGTACGTCACGAACAGTTCTTGGGACGCGTGGTCAAACCCCAAGTGCCACGAAATGTAGGGATCCGCATTGGTCCCCGCACCACCGGTTTCTATCTCCAGCGAGTCGAATCCACCGGTGCCTACGCGGACGAAATCCACCGCCCACGATGTCGAGCCCTGGTCATAAATTTGACCACGCCACACGCCCCGCTCGGCCTCAGTCACTTTTGCCACCGGTGCCAGCCACTCGGCGAGCTCCTGTTCCTGGTACTGGGGGCGGCGTGCCGAGTCCCCCACNTACACGATGGGGATGAACCGTCCGCCGCGGCCACTGACGCACGGTGCCCACCAGGTCTCGGGCCCGTCCGTGAGCGGCCAGTAGGCGCGCGGGGACTGAGCCATCAGGTACCTGTACAGCGCATCTCTCAGCGGCTCAGCTCCCGCGCCTAGACGGCGGAGCACACCGGACGCCTCGACAGGCACGTACACGTCCCGCCCGGACAGGTCCCACCGCGGTGGCCACGCGGAGATTTCCCCGAAAAATCGGGGGATCCGCCTCCCTTCCCACTCCACAGATATGCGGAGCGGTGTGTTCCGGCCGATCTTCCGATAATACGGGGAGCGTGGATTTCGCGGAGAATACTTCCCGTCGCGGTTGTTGAGAACGAACGAACAGCTCCCGGGGTCCGTGTCCGTACCCTCGTCACGTCTCCCCCGGGAGATCACGATGTCCTCACGGGTGTACACATCTGAGGTGATGTCCACCCACTGCCCGTCTACGTAGATTTCCACGTGGACTGGCAGTGGTGTTGCCGGAAACGCCATATCAACCCCCAAACGCGCGCTGAACGTCGCCGCGGCCGCGTACACGCACCATTTTCCGGATAAGTCGAGCCATTTCCTCGTCCGCACCGGTCACGTTGATTTCCAGTGTGTGCGTCGCGGCACCAGCGTGCGAGACACTAGCCCGAACGTTGTGCGGAATTTCGCGGGTGACATCCCTCAGTGTGGAGCGTAGCCCGGGCAGTCCTGCAGTAATACCGTGCTCCAGACCGCCCATAATGGTGCGGCCGGTGTCAAACAGGAGCTGTCGGTCTACGCGTTCAGGACCTTTCCAGTCCGGGATCATGTTGGTAACGCTATTGAGCTTGGATTTGAGCGAGCCGATCATATTGTTGATACCGTTAATCAGACCCCGGATAATGTTTTTACCCGCGGAGACGAGGAGGTTTTTCAGATTACCCACCGCGGACTTAATCTGACTGGGCAGTCTGCGCACGCGAGCGATCAGCTGCTGTACCTGGTTGGCCGCGGCAGTCACCATGTTGCGGAAGAACGTTCCGACGCGGCCGGGAATGGTTCTGAGGTTGTTGATAAATGCCAGGACCTTTTGAACACCAGACTGGACGAGGGACGAGGCGCGTGCCATGCCCGTAGAGAAGAAATTCTTGATGGACTCCCACATAGACGAAACGGTCGCCACGATGGAATCCCACAGGCCCTTGAAGAACGAGGCCACGGAATTCCACACGGATTTCGCCGTTGCGACAATCCAGTTCCACGCGGAGACCAGGATGGATTTGATCCACTCCCACGCGGACTTGGTGAACTCCACGATCTCATCCCAGTAGACCACAATGGCGGCAATTGCGGCGATCAGAAGTGCAATACCAGCGATGATCGCAATAATGATCCACGTGATGGGGTTTGCCAGAACCGCGGCATTCACCGCCCACAGGGCTACGGAGAGAACCGTGAACGCAACAGCGGCCACAAGGACCGCACCAGCGATGATTTTGAACAGCGTGGGATGCTCCTTGGCGAAGCTCGCCACACCGTTAAGGACCGGCAACAGAAGTTGACCAAGTGTGTCAGACAAAGTGCGGAACGCGGCATCGAACTGTTGTGCTGGGGACTGTTCCATGGTGTCCACGACTTCCTGAGCAGCACCAGCCACGTCAGTCAGCGCGGTTTTTGCCGGATTCATCGCCAAAATGGCCTGTGCTCCGGAGTCCTCCCACATGGAGCCGAAGAGCTCCGCACCTATCTGCTGCTGTTCTAGTGGGTCTTCTAGAGAGACCAACGCGTCCCATAGTTCCATGACCGCCTGTTGTGCGGTGTCTCCACCAGCGGCGAACCGAGCGGCCATGTCCTCCGCGTCAAAACCCAAGGCCTCGAGCGCCTCAGGTTTTTCTATGTTCATAACCCGGATGCCCAGCTCGCGGACAGCGTCAGCGGCCTGGTCAATAGACCAACCAGTCGAATCGGCCGCGGCCGCAAGCATCCCAAACATCTGGTCGCCGGACAGTCCCAACTGTGCGAAGTTCGCAGCGTACTCGTTGATGATGTCGGGGAGTTCTCCGCGCATCTGTTCAGGGAGTGCGGTAGCGCCAGCGGCCAACAGGTCGAAGGCTTCCTGACCGCTGTCTGCCAAGCCGGTCTTGATCAGCTGTCCTGCTGCGAGTGCGCTTTCCGCCACGTCCATGCCGAATACGTCTGCCAGAGTGAGCGCGGACGAGGAAAGTTCCTCTAGCTCCGCGTTGGACACGTCCGCCATGTCCACGACGGACGAGGCCACCGCAGACACTGCGGCGGCCGCTTCGTCCATCGATTCACCGAATCCTGCGGTGAACACCGCACCAGCCACGTCACCCGCGCGGGCGGCTTCTTCCTCAGTAAGGTTCAGCTGGGCGGTGAGGCGTGCGTGCGCGGACGAAATGTCCATGGCGGACGAGATGCCCATAGCCAGAGCGCCACCGATAATGGCTCCGGAAGCGACCATTCCGGTGGACATGTCGCGGAATTTGTTGTCCACCTCGCGTGCCGTGTCATCGATTCCAGACATTAGTTCTTTATTGTCCACGCCGATGTGGACCAGCAATTCCGCCAGCGTCGCCACCTCGTCCCCCCTTCCCGTCCAACACGGAATTAATTGCCCTAACCGCCGCTAGCTGTTCTTGCCACGTCTGGGATTTTCGATTATCCCATTGCGGCAGGTAGTCCTTGGGAGTTACGCGCTTGCCTTTCTTAGACTGCGCAGTATTGTGCACTGTGGAGGCAATTATCGCGGCCAGAACATCTTCACGAGGTCCGCCGAGTGGGCCCTCTACCTGCTCGTAGGCAGCCCACTCCGACAGCTCGCGGGAATCGATCCGCTCAAGCAGCTCCCGTACAGTCATTCCCAGGTGTGCTGCTAGGCGGAAATAAAATCGTCGTTCTGGCCTTACTCGGAATTTTTTACGTACGTCTCCACGTCCTGCCGAGTCAGACCGGAAAGTCGCTGGGCGATTTCGAACAGGCGCGCGAGCACATCACCTGATTTCTCGCCGAGTGCCTTGATGTCCGCGTCGGAAAACAGGCGTTCGCCCTGCTCGTTCACGAGCGTTTGCGCGAGAAGTCGAGCGCGGAAATTCCGGAACCGCTGTGGCGACGGCTTCCCGTCCGGACCAATCATGGATGCCTCAAAAGCGTCCCGTTCCGCACCGGAAAGCCCACGAATACGGACGCGGCCGCCCCATTCGGGGACCTCCACATCCTCAAACGGCCGGTCCTGCGCGGCAAGAATCTGGTCTTTAGTGAGCAGCATAACGCCTCCTTATTCGAAATCCTCTGCAGGCCCAAACACCGGCTTACCGGTGAGTCGGAACGTGAGAGAGGCTTCAGCCTTGCCATCGAACGGGGCTTCCACCTCAAACCCCGACAGGAACGCTTCGAATTCCCACGTGGTGTTGTCGGGGTCCGGGAACACGATGCGGTACCGACGTGCCGAGTCGTTGAAATCGTCAAACAGGGGATTGTGAACCCCAGGCACGTAGTTCACGTCGATCGACACTTCTCCGGGATCTTTCAGACCACCGATGAATTCGCGCCACCCATCCGCGGAGTCGTGGCTTGTCACCTCGATTTCCTCGCGCTCCGCACTCGGACCGGAAATCGACGTAACATTTGCCACGTGTTCGAACTCTTCAGTGAGGTCATTGAACCGCAGAAACCTGGTCCCGTGCGCATTCATGCCTCTAGTCATGGCCTACCTCCTCTAGCGCGCTACGATCACGGAAAATTGAATGGGGACATGCCGCAGACTAGGGTCCGGGTCATGCAACGTCTCCATGAAATCCAGGCGTGTTGCGATATGCTCCCATCCCTCGACTGTCAGCGGTTGATGATCCAGCAGCTGACACACGCGGTCAGCGATCTCCAGTGCTTCCGCGAAACCCCGGTACCGTGACCACACGTGCAGTGTCACCCGGACTTCGCGGCCAAACCCGGTCAGGTAGTTGTCAGGGATC